ATATCTTCTTTAATTTTACTAATCTTCTCTAATCTCTTTTTAACTGCTTTTCCACCACTACGTTGAACAACCAACTTATTAACTTCTTTCTTCGTGGGTTTACCTAATGGTCCTTCATAACGCTGAAGAGTATAAGAGATTGTACCTTCGTTGTCTCTCTTGTAAGTTCCAGGAACTGCGTGTGGTGGAGTGTCAGGTTTCTTACCTTCACAGATTTGATAGAACTCTCTAAATGTCAGCATCTTTTTGACTTTTTGAGTATTTATTAAAATTCAAGTGGTTTGTTGAGTGGTCTGGGTGATGGTGTTTGATAATCAGGTAGCATAGAACTATCAATCACAACCTGCACAGTTGTCTTATCATTCCAATGACGCACAGCATTTGCTACGATGAAACAATTAGTGATAAAAATGGATAGAAACATCACAAGGCGAATAAGTGCTACCTTATCCGCCTCTTTATCACATTTACTTGACTTTTCTCCCAACGATTTAGCAAGCAATCGCCAAAAGGTTTTCCTCTTCTTCATAGATTGATGTGCGTGACTTGATGTATTCTAATTGTTCCCATTGTTCTTTGTAGCAAATCACAAGCAATCTTTCATTTGTATGAATGGGACAACAGACAAGATTTACTTCATCTTTAGGACGAACACTGTGCTCAATGGTAATGTATTCTTCACACTTGAAGTACACCCATCCTTCAACACCTTTACCATTGTCCCATACAACAAAATCATTGACTTGTGGATTGTATGTCATACAAAGAACGCATCTAGTGGAGATTGTTTAATTGGCATCGCGGTATAATTCCGCGTTTCCTTGATATTTACACAAGCACCGATGGTCTTACTATTGATTGGGGCGAAGTATTCTCTAGTTTTGGATTTGTAGAATCCCCAGATTGTCCTAGTTGGAGCACCACCATTATAGACAAACTTGCGAGTGTTGCATAACCAGATACTAACAACATTCCTCTTAAACTCTTCACACTCATAGTAGTATCCTTTCGGTGGTGAATGAAAGAAAGAAGATGGAAGTTCAACAGACATATTCACGTTCAATAGAAAGAAGTGAAATCAGTGTTTTGAGTTTAGCAATCTCTTGCTCTTGTTCGCTGATTTTGTTTTGAAGACGACTGATTTGTGCTTGATATTGTTGTTTCAAATCAAACAACATTTTGTTTGTGTGACCAACGTGGTGTGTCATAATCAGGTGGTAAATGCCTCCACCATTCGGGACTCTTCATTTTCTGTAAGGGCGAATCGTGGTGCCTTAATCACATTCTCACGTAGTTTACTATAATGTTCTGTCCAAGATTCGTTATCCCATTCTACAACAATATTAAAACACTCATCGTCATTTTCTGCAATAACATTAAGCAAACCACCATACTCGGATTGCCACGCTGGTACAAAGTAGTCAAGAATGTAAAGGAATTTTTGTGCCATTAACCTCATTTGTTTAACATAGACATCATAAAAGATTTGAGTGAGGAAGTCAAGTGTGCAGTTCTTAAACTGTTCATAGTTTATTAGAAACTATTTTCTCAAGAGTAACTTTTTTAATCCCAAACATATTTGCTATATCTTGATTTTTATATGTTTTGGATGCGTGAAGTTCTCTTATTTGATTTACTTTATCCCAGTTAAGTATTGCTCGCCCATTCTTTTCTCCAGGCAAACCTTTTCTACTCGTGTCTTCTCTTTTTATTCTCTCTTGATTATATTTTTCTATTTCTTCTTCCGTTCTTGGTATTAACTTATAATTTTTATGTTGCAATCTTTTTCCATAAAGAGTTTCGTGAATATGTGCAATATTTAAATCATTATTTCTACAGTATTGAGAAAGATTTTTAATCAACACTCTTTCTTTGTTTGGTTTCTCTACAAGATATTCTTTACTATAATATTCTGGCGGTTGTCCACCTCCAGGAGACACCTCCAGGAGACAAATTATATCCATCTTCAACAGTTTTATATTCAGCAATCCAGTATACTTCCCTATCATCAAGTAATGATAAATCACATTCTTCAATTAAACCCCAAATAAATCCACCTCTACCATATTTTTTTAATGCACTATAAAACTTTCCCTTTCTATGGTTCTTATTGGCATCAACAAAATGACTTGCTATTCTATCACATAGAAGTTTCTTTCTTGTTTGTCCAATGTACTTTTTACCTGTAAAGATACAATGGGCACAATAAATCTTGCCTTTATTAGTCATAACTGCCTTAAATGTCGCATTAGTATTTATATTAAAAGAGGAGCATTTCTGCTCCTCAACTTTGCTTAAGTTGCGACATTTAAGCATCATTATTTATTGTAGTAGTTTTTGTCGCCTTCGTCAAGGATATTTTGATCAGCAGCAAAGATAAATGCTGTGCCGATTGTGAGTAAAGATCCTAAAGCCATTCCAAGTAAAAAGGTCATTAGTAAAACTCAGCGAGGTAGTATTCTACTGTTATTTCTCTCGCCGCCGCTTCGCGTTCAACTTCTTTCCAAAACTCTTCTGCTACTTTGTCCATTTCTGCGTGTTTAATAAGGTCGCGTAGTCGTTTTGGAATCATTTAGAGTTCTCCTTAAGTTGTGCTTCTTCGCGTGAATACATTACCTTGAAGTAATATACCATAATAGATGATACAAATGCAACCAGAGCAACATAAATGCCTATGGCAAGTTCAATCGTCATCGGATTTCTGTACTAGGAGGTTTCTTGAGATTCTCTATTGCTTGTTGGCGATAGTATGCTTTATAGAGAGCGTCATCACGTTGGATTAGAAATACGTTCCAACCAAGAATGACTGCAAAACCTACCAATCCAGCAAAAATGTACTTACGATTGATCATACAGCAAGAGCACCAGAGGGGATTTCAACGATTTCGGGGAGTTTAGAATCGTCAAACTGATTCATATTATAGCACACCCACCCACCATTGCAAGTAAACAGATAGTGATACTCTTCTGCACCATCATGCAACAGATACTCACAAAGGTCAGCATCAAGACGGGGAGGACAATCTTCACCACGCATAGCATAAGTGAGTGCTTGATACTTACAATCATTCCACTCATTACCATCCCAATCCTTATCAGTCCAAAGGCAACTTACATCACCCCCATCAATAAGGTTGGCAACTTTTTCTCGGGTGTTATAGTGAGTGGTCAGGATGCGACCATTATGTTCTGGTGAATTGTTCCAATGTGAGTAGATGCTCAATACTGAACCATTTTTCAACTCAATACCAATGCGACCACGAGTAGCGATGAGAGGTTCCTCAAATCAACAAAGTTATTATAGGGTCTGCAGAGACCCCTGCGAGGGTGTGTAGGACACTTCTCCAAGTGTCCTCAATACAATAAACTCTCCAGAGCATTTACATTAGATTCCACCCTAACTTCTGGATATTTAATGATGATAAGTTCGGTCTTTTTACCTCTACGACTGACATCACCTGCCATCTGATAATCAAACTCCAAATAGCGAAATTCAGTCCAATCTTTGTAGAGTTCTTTGAGGTAATCCGTGTTGTCATAAGACATCACAAACCCACCTTTATGTTGCTTCAAGACATCAGCAAGTTTATCATGATTGAATCCTTCATGTGTGCTTCCATCAATACCATAATAGTATGAAGTTGTCTTGTAGTATGGTGGATCCAAGTATAAAAAGTCATTCTGATACTTTGGTATTGTCTCAAAACAATCACCAAAAGAGAATGAGAAGTTTGGATTATAGAATCCTGCAAGTTTAATCAAACTTGCAGCACAGAGATTCTTTCTTGATGATTCAGATGTGTGTCCAAGATCTCCACTAAATGCACATTTGATAGAAATATAAAAAGACCATGCTCGGGTGAACTTATCGTCACTCTCAAGCAATGGTAGAAATGATTTGTAGTGTTCTCTATCTCTTACTGGATAATGCTTTGCTGCTTCCTCTGCAATTCTTTTTCCACCTTCAGTTGTGAGAATCTCCCAAAAATCAGCAAGAGGTCGGAACAAGTCATATGCTTGAACCTTTACACCTCTTGCTGCAAGTGAGAGTTCAATACAACCTCCACCCATAAAAGGTGACATCATTCTTTCTAGATTTGGATGAACCTCATCTATAATTTTAATGATCTCATCTTTCATTTTGTTTTTACCGCCTGCATAGCGATATAAACTGGTGGAGGTATATCTCATATTGGTAGTTGTGCTTTGGATTTATTTTTTCGATGATCAGCAATATATTTCCGTGCAGAAGATTCAGTTCTGCAAAGTTTCTCTAATTGCTGACCATTATGAATAATTATAAACCCTTTTTTCCCAAATGGCACTGCCGCATACTCACCATTCTTACCAACAATAAATCCCTCCATCAGTTAATTTCAACAAGAGATTGAGGATCTTCCACACCAATCAGTTGAGGAAGAGCACCTGCAATAGAATATGCAGTGGATTGATTACTCATACGCTTGACAACATACTGAACAACAAGATCATCTAGTTTTTTGAGATAATCAACTGCAAACTGACGTTGTTTGGTAACTTCTTCCGCAGTTTCACAACCTTTGGTATAAGTTACAACATCAGTCACCTCAATGTCCCTGTGAACAAAGTTTTCCATAATTTGGATGAAACCACGCTTCACATACATCACATCTTTACAACAAATCACAACAGGATTTGTGGAAGAATCAGTATCCACAATTTCAGCAACTTTAGATTGTGCGTTTTGTGGATAGGGGAAAGGAAGGATATTAACAGCAATTGTGGTTTGTTGATAGATTCGATTTACTGTATCATCAACTTGCTTTGCTGTAAAAGAGTGATCAATACTTTCAATCCAGTTTTTGATTTCTTTCTTTGAAAGATTACTACCGTGACGCTTGCAGTAGCATACACCACGATTCACAAAATCATTGATGGTGTGTCGCTTTGCAACTGTGTGATTGTTAGAACCAAGAGACACCATATCATAGGCATCTTCAATACGATCTTCCCAATCTTTTTTGAGTCGATATACAAGGAAAGGATAATCTTGAATACCAAGTTTATATGCAGCGTTGCTACGGTTGTATCCATCCCAAAGTTGCTTTTTACCGTTGGGAAGAATCATCACAACAGGAGGGAGTTCGGTTACGCGATAACCTTTTTGAAACTCTGCAATGAGACCGTTGATATTATCGGTATCAACACCACCTGCTCGTGCTTTATTTTTTTGTTGTTGAATTTGAAGTTGATTCCACTTGAGAATTTGAATATCATCAAATTCGGCACATTCAAATTCAGGAATATCAAGAGAGTCAAAAGTAGGATTGCTCAGAAGAGCATCCCAAGAAGTGACATTAGACTGGAAAAAAGGAACAATTTGAGTCATAATTAAAAAGTTAGCAATTTGCTTTGAGTGTCGGTATTTTAACAAAAGTTTTGACCGACTGGACCAGATTAACGTCTTTGGGTGGGGATGTCAAGCCCCATATGTGAAGGTTAAAAATTCTTCACATACTGGTAATCAAACTCTTCTGCTTCTGCAAAGTAGTCTTTTTCGTATTGTTCTTGATATCCGTGAAGAAAGAAATGATCTTCCTCTGGATTACAACTACCAGTCAGAACTGCACCAGTGAACTTTGTATTGTAAATTAGATTGGAAGAAACGCAACATGCTTTTCCAAGTTTTACATCAGTGAAGATAAAGAAATCTGCAAGTTTTTCATTGACAGAACTACTTGCACGACTATTTTTAAGGATTACACCTCGCACTGCTGCTTTTGAAACATTCTTGAACTGAATCACTTTTGATTCATAAGTGTGATTGTCAGTTCCTATAAGATCTACTCCAGGTAGATTAACTCTCTTGAGTTGTCCTTTGCTGTAGACATCATATGCAATTTCTACAAGTTCTCCTGCTTTTGGAAAGCGGAGATTGTTTGCAGTATAATCCTTCAAACTCCAAAGAAGTTTAGAAAGTCGGTTTAGTTCAAAAGTGTTGAAATCAATCATAATTAGCGTTTAATGGTGGAAATAGCAGGTTGCCCAGCATTGAAAACAGTATCAACAACATTTTGGATTTTCTTTGCTGTAGAGATTCCCACAGAGTTGAAGGTCGGGATGATCACCAGACCATACGACTTATGATAGTCTTCCAGTCGTCCAGGTGTTAAGTCCCCAGAGCGCAAACGTGCAGAATCCTTATGATGAAGTCTCACAACTCGTCCAATCGTCTGACAGATACCAATAGCATCCATAGAGCGCATAAAAATCACTGCTTCCAGACCAGAAACATTGATACCTTCAGACAGAATAGAATAGTGAAGAAGAACAAACTTCTTAGAGTCATCACGACTCCAATCGTGCAAAGTGTCAAAGAACTGCTCACGATTTACCTTCTGTCCATCAATAATTGCACCAGTCTTAGATGTAATCACCATCCAAGAATATCCACGATCCTCCAGTTCTTTGCAGAAATCAGTTTGAGAGATCAGATTTGTGATTTGTTTGGTTGCTTTGGCACACACAAGAACCTTAGAAACCTCTGCTTCATCAATACTTTCCAGCAGATGATTTCGATCTCGTTCAAAGACATTGATGCTACTCAAAGATACTTGCTTGGCAACAATCTTAGGTGGAATGATATACCCCTCATTCACCATACGAGGAGCAGCAACATTTGCAATGATGTTACCATAGACCTGAAAGTTATTCATTCCAGGTTTCTTGGGAGTCGAAGAATACTTTGGAGTTGCAGTATAGAAATAACAACGATCTGCTTTCTGACTAAAGTATTCAGTGGCAACATAGAAGTTCTTTTGCACAGAGTTGTGTGCTTCATCAAAGTGAATTGTATTCACCTTGATACCTGCCTCCATAATTTTATGAAGAGAATGGTATGTAGTGAAAATTAGTTTGTGAGTTTTTGTATGAAACCACCACTTATACAAAACATCAGATTTTGTAGAAGAAAAGTGATGTGTTTCTCCCGAGTGGACGTGAAACACAGAAACATTATCAATGTGCTCAAGATACTCAGAAGAGAGTTGAGTTGCCAGCACAATGCGAGGAGCAACAACAACAATAGTTTGCGGAGTTTCTTGTTCAAACTCCCGCATTGTATCAGCAACACCTACAAGTGTTTTACCTGCACCAGTCACAGCACAAATAATACCTTTGCTATGATTCTGAGTTGCATCCAAACACTCTTGCTGATGAGGACGAAGAGAAAGCATGAAGTTCAAATCAATGAAGTAATCATATCAGGAATCTGGTCCTATGGCAAGATCTTGTGCCAGTTAATCAATCAGCACATATGGTGCAGTTGCAACTTTTGCAAGTTTTGATCTGTTATTTTTTGCTTTGAACTCTTTCACAAAAGCATCTTCAATGAGCATACTTTTGTTCCCAGAAAGAAATATCTTAGCACCTTTCTTTGCAAACAATCCATAAAGAGAGAGTGTAATTTGTTTTTTCAGAAAATTTTGTATATCTCTATTATTTCTAGTATAAATCCATAATCCTTGAGCATGAACATAATCATTATGCAAAATACCCATTTTATTTTTTAGCATTGAATTTTTATCAAGAGTTGCAAGTTTTCCATGAGGACTTGTTAATGATTTGTTTTTACACAACTTAGATACTGCTATTCTATATTCTTGAAAGGAATCTTTTGGATTACTGGTTAAAGTATCATATTCTGCACAAAAATCTTTTATAATTTTATTTGAAGCATCATCATATAATACCAGTTCTCTTTTACGAATTTCTCTTAAAGCACTATTATACTCATTTCTTATCTTTTGAGGAATATTTCTTTTGTTGACTGCAAAATCAAATGCTTTATTTCTAATTGAAATAATTTCTGCAACCATAGAATTATATTTTGAATATTTTTTCATTATTACAGAAGATACTGTGTATGAAGCACCGCCAACAAACGCACCTTTACCAAAGGGTTTTGCGTTAAAACCAGTTCGTCCAACTTGCAAATCAAATTTTGCTAACTTATCCGTAATATTAACTTTTTTGTAGTTTAAAGTGTAAATTATACTAAAATAAGTTCTACCATCTGCAATTTTATCATCATCAATATCTTCTATTTCCACCATTTCACTGATTAAATCATATAATTCTTTTCTATCCATTGACGATGCTCGTGCAAGAAATTCAGTATATGGATCCAAATATATTTCAAATCCCTGAGCACCAGAAACTGTACCGACTATTGAAATATCTGCTTTTGATGCACTTGTTTTCTTCAAAGAAATACCAACCATATCCTTTGAAGCAAAATACTTATTTGTTAAAGTTCTAAAAGTATTTTTACCTCTATTCCCCCAAGCAAGATTATTCAAGATATCCATTGTGGTGACACTTGAATCAGTAATGTTATCTTTAAATTCTTTTAGAATATCATTTACTTTACTTATTTTTACTGCGATTACATCAACAGATGATAAAATATCAGAACCAACACTATCTGGCAAATCTAAAGAATTCAAAGTTTTTGTCAGAGCATCATCTTTCACAATTTGCATAAAATCTGTGCTTTGATCAAAAAACATGTATTGAGATAAATTCCCAATGATGCTAGATTGTTTTAATTTTTGTGCAGTAAGATATGCTGACTTAATTTCACCATCTAATTTTGTAGGTTCTCCAGTTTCGGACCTTAACAAGGTTCCGTTTGGAAAATCTTTTTTATGTTGACCGATTGGATATTTACCATCTTTATTAAGAGCATCTTCTTTTTTTAAGATTCCTGTTTTAGAATCTTGATGAAATTCTTGTATTCTTCTAAAATTAAAAGAATTTGGTAAATGATTGGAAAGTTTTCTTATTTCAGTTTCATTGTCATTGAAATAATAATCATAAACGATATTACTAAACTCTTGTAGGTCCGAATTTCCATCAGCAAAGTAACTAAATGCAAGACAAGTTAGTGCTTCTCTTGGTGTAGTTTGTGACGCCATAATACTTTTTCAAGTATTTAGAAAAAAAGAGGGTCATTTCTGACCCTCTCTATCAATTTCCCATTTCTCTTAAACTTCGCACCATATATTCAGAGAACTTTTCTAGTTTTTCTGGTACAAGTGCTTGTGGCCTTTGACTGATGACTTTTCTAAGAGCATTCATTTCGTACCATTCATCATC